GTGTTACAGCAGGCCATTGCCAGTGCACTGGCAATGGCCTGCTGTAACACTGCTGCACCTGTGGCAGCTATGACTATGGTTGCTGTGCTCATGGACTATAGTGTGCGATCTGTGGCAGCAGATCAATTTCAGTCTGACCAACACAGGCCCCATGCCATCTGCTGTCTGACCTCACACCAGTGCTGTGATCGCATGCATCACAGCACTAGGTACCAGCTGAAGGTCGACCAATGCGCCAGATGCTGCCCGGAGCTATGGTGTGCTGCGACAGCAGCAGTTCAATAGCTTGATCGGCTGAACTGGCCAGTATATCCACTATGCCGGGTCCTGGACCACGCTGATGTATGCGCATGCGTCGCGCATGGGTGCGTGCGTCGCTGATCTTGTTCTCAAAGTCCTGGGCCAGCCATTGGCGCAGATCTGGTCGTATGCGAGCTATGCTGTCGCTGACAGGCAAGTTGGCCAACTGATCGTCCTGTGGGTGATCTGCAGCAGTGTCTGTGGCACGACTGGCCCAGCTCTGGGGGAAGGTGTTTCTCAGGGCATTGACTGCTGCTGTGACATCATAGCTCTTGCCCAGTGTCTTTTTGCTGGCAGCTGCAATCTCAGCCTTGTGACGCAGCATGCTGCGAGCTATGTCTGCCATCAGTCCCGGGAACAGCGTGGCAAATCGTTGGTCATTGCTGGCAGTGTTGTAGCGATTGTCTTGGTCGCTGTTGACTATCTGACGGGTGGGCGCATGCAGCTGCCACTTGCCATCTGCGCTGTTCACATGGGCCTTGTCCACTACCATGATCATGGGGCCATCGGGAGCATAGTTGTCAAACCAGCGGGCTCCACTGCTGCCGCCTGTGCAGAAGTTTGATATATGACCCAGGTTGTTAAACACATAGCAGGCACCATAGTTCATGGGCACAGCTGCCCAGTAGCGGTCATTGTCCACCAACACCACATCCTGCGCATCTTGCTTCATCTTGGCAATCTGTGCAGCAGCCCTGATGCGCTGCAGCTCTGCTGCGTAATTTCCACTGCGCATTTGCTGCTGCAGAGCCCGCAGTGTGCGAAATTGATTGAGGTCCTGATCCCTGGGCTGCAGCAGTCCACGGCTGCTGAGTGCATGCCAAGCGCCCAGTGCATCACCACCTTCGCCGCTGATGTCCTCCCAGTGAGCAGAGCCCTGAGTATAGAGTTTGGTAAGCCAGTCTGCAAACTTCATGTCACGGCTGAGATCACCGTAGTTGGTGCGTGTCAAGGCCTGTTGCAACATGTCGCTCCAGTGACGGGCCAAGACCTCAACACTGGGCTTGGGTCCCAGACGTGCCACGTCAACACGAGGCAGTGTGTGATCATGGCGCCAGGCCAGATTCAGCAGCTTGCTGCGCTGCGGATCTCTGATGATCTTGGCACTGATGTCTGCTTCTGCCAATGAATCTGCTGTGTGCCGCATGTCACTTGCCTCTCACTAGGTTCTGTTTGAAAAAGCCCAGCAGCGTGCTGAGTTTGGTTTGGTCCCCGCTCATGATGTCAGCAAAAACCTGTCGCACACCATCTTGCGCAATGAGAGTTGGTCGCCGATAGCCAAGAACATATTGCTGTGCGAACCCACCACTGCTTTCGGGATAGTAATGCTGTGCAGTTTGGTCTATGGCATAAGTCAGAGCTTCACGCAATACCTCTATGTCCATGCCGTTCTCGCCATGTTCCAGCTGATCCACAGCAGTTGCTAGGTCATGCAGCAGCGTCAGCTTCCGCCCTGCAGGTTGGTAGTTGCGATTTTTCACCATGATGTTATGCCAACCGGCGATGTCAGCTATGGCAGTGTCCAAGCTCTTGATCCACAGCGGACGAAACTTTGCCATGAGGCGTTTGACAAACTCTGTGCGTTCAAAGGGCGGCAAACTCCTGCTGCCTGGTGGCTGACGTTCACCACGGCTCTGTGTGTAGATGCCGCCCTGTCGCTCAGCCTGTTTGCGTTGAATGCTGTCGGTGTCTTGGCCCAACCACAGCCCGGTGATTGGTCCCAAGCGCTGCTTGAAATACTGCATGCTGCGACCACCACTGTCTTCGATCTGGGAATCCAACTTGCCATCGGAATTCAGGGTGATCAGTGCATAGCCATGGTGTTTCACAGTCATCAGCACTCCAGCCCCATGCTTGCCGGCCACCAGCACTATGCTGCGCGGTTGGCTATACCTGCGCTGTTTGATCTCTGACCACGGTATGCTGTCAATCTTTTGATATTGGAGGTCTGCAGGTATCTTGCGTGCCTGGTGCAGCTGCTGCAGCAGGGGCACAGCACCCGGCACTCCACGCAGTGTGTCAATGCTGGTGCTGTCCTCCTGCACCATGGCTTCCAACAGAGATACAAATTTTGAGAGAGTGGGCTGTTTCATGTGACTATTTATACAGCCACCAAGCTGGCCAGGGTCTGTTGACCTAAAGCACAACAGACCTTCGCTTGCAAGATTAAATAACTCACATGACCCACAACACCTTTGTCACAGCATTTAGAAGCAAGAATGGCAGCACGCTGCTGAGCACACTGCTCAACAGTCATCCACGGTATCGGGGCTATCGTATCAAGGGCCAGTCGGGCATAGGTCATGTGTTGGACCATGGTGATGCGCTGTTAGACGACGGAGCTCATTGGCCCACTGTGACACCTCCAGAATTTCTGCACAGTCTACGCACTTGGTATCACAACTATGTGAATCCTCAGCATGTGCTGCATTCTGCCTGCAAATTCAACAACTTTCGCAATTACCGTTGGCTGCGGCATGTGTTTCCCAAAGATCCCATTTTGGTTGTGGTCAGACATCCCCTAGACAACTACATCAGTTGGAAGCACTGGCGCATCAAACACCAGGATCCACAGCCGTCACACAGTGACACTGTGCACAAATACTGGGACAAGTACATACCCATGGCCCATGCCAGTGTGAGCCAGATCACACTCTGTCATATTGTGTATTTTGAAGATTTGGTCTTGAAACCCCAGCACACCATGCAGGAGGTTTTTGCCTGGTTGGGATTTGAACCTCATGAGGTGGATCTCAGTGAAACCACTGCCATCTATCAACACTATACCAGCTTTCCTCAGCTGCTCAGCTCTGATTCAGGTCTGATCCCAGCTGTGGTCAACAGACGGCATCTGCCAGGAGTCATATCTGCAGATGAACTGCACACACTGCAGCATTTGGTGCGCACCAGCGGCCTGTTGCAAAGCATATACGCAAGGTACAGCAGCGACTTCGCTACCCCCTGATCCCCCAATACACTGATGCCTCACATGCTGCAGTCCACAGACACACACGCGACCATTGGCTGGGCCCCAAGGTCAGTGCACATCACTGAACCGCAGCTTGTACTCTGTGACATCCTTGCGATCCATCTCACCTGTGACCAGTACCATGATGCTGTCGGTCAGGACATTGTAGGTTGCGCGTATGCGGGGGTTATGACAGCGTTCCAACATGAACTGACCCTGCTCGCTGTCTACAAAACTGCTGAGATGATCGAACAGCCGTTGCTCAGCACTGCTGAGCAACACAATATACACAGTGCTGAACAAGAAGGCCACAGGTTGATCTATGTGCAGTGCCTGGGATCTGAAGGTTTCAGATAGGTCCAGCAGATGACGGTTGCAGGAATCTTCCAGCTGTGCACAGAGCGAGTGCCTGTTGGGAAAGGTTGTGAGGTTCATTGCCATGCCTGTGAAAATTGCGTCAGCTGCTGATCTGTGGCCAGATAAATGCGGCCGCTGCTGATTGCAGCCCCGCGCCATTTGGCCGCATGCCAGCACCACAGATATTCTGCATCTGTATAACAGCGCAGATTCATCCAATGCTCGGCTTCACAGCCCGGACCCCACTGTGACCAACACCATTCACGCGCTGCGAAAAAACCAGGCAAACTGCAGGTCAGCACATGAGTCATGCAGCCCTCTAGACCATGGCCCCTGCGCAGTGCTCTTGCGGTCCATGTCATGGTGTTGACTGTGGGGTGAGAGCTGCGCGCTACCACCACAGTGATTGGTAGTATTTGGCAAACAAGCGGCGGCCATTGGCCATGCGCTCATGCCAGGCATCTGCAGCCGCAGCATCGTACACATGAGTGTCATTGGGACCAGTGTCCATGCGATGATATTTCACACCTTGGTAATCTTCGGTTACAGGCTGTCCGTTGACATCCACTGCGGTCCATGTGATGTCATGAGTGCCGCTGTGAAACTGGTCTTGGTAGTGGGAATCTGCATGCTGTTCAAAAGCCCAGATCATCTCGTCCAGCACCCAGTCCCAGCCTGCGTGATACTTCTTGTCAATCTCTGATTTCTCAGCGTCTGTGCACTGCAGGGTCTGGTCCCAGTGACTGTCATTGAAGATCTTGGTATCACGCTCGCTCATCTGCAGCTCTGGTGGTAGGTCCACATTGTCAACCCAGGGGCTGCCGTTCTTTTTGGTTCTGAGCATGCGCAGCATGGGCGCGATGATCAGTGCCAGTGTGTGGTCTGCACAGTAGACATCTGTGGGATCAATGCGCACGCTCACACGTCGGTCGCCTGCGTTTTGCCAGTGGTTGTGGATCCAGGCACAGATCTTGGCCAACCAGCTGTCATTGCCATGACGATCCACGGCCAGCCAACGACCCAGCGCATGTTGGCGATCAGCCCAGGGACTGTGGTCATCGCACTTGTTGGCCCAGAAGATGATCTTCTCGGCAATTTGATAGGGCCCAACCCAGCAGGGATAGCGGCTGATTTTTACTTGCATGTGTGCCTCGCTGTTTGTGATTCACATGCCAGCTGGCATGCTGCTGTTAATAATTGCCACTCGAGCCTTGAGGTAGTCAATCACTCTGGCCCAATAGAGCTTGCCCCACTGGCTCTGGGCACGGTCTTGCGCTGTGTGTGCCAAATGCAGTCGCCGCAGCATGCAGTCCAGATCACCGAGATGCATGTGAGATCTCCCTGGGTTCACAGCTGCCGTACCACACCAGGCCATTGTGAGCTGTGTCATTGGCCTGATTGAGACCTCGAATCATGTTGAACTCTTGCCTACAGGTCTGATCCAAGGGCTGGATCACTGTGGTTGGACCCTGGGGTTGTGCATTGACCACAGCAAACAATAGAAAAACCTTAAGCATGCAGGGTGTCTCCTCTGTGACTCACATTAGTCTATTGCGGGGGTTTTGTCAATCCACACACTGATTCCTGCTTCTGCAAACAGCTCTGCGGCTTCGTCAAAGCTCTGCGCCCAAGTGGCACTGACTGGACCCTGCGCAGTTCTCGACACCACAGCTGTGATGCCACTCTGTATGATGGCTGCAGCACACTGGCTGCAGGGCCGCAGAGGTGTGACATACAGCGTGTAACCATGCAGCGGCTCGCGAGCTGTGAGTATGGCATTGATTTCTGCATGCACAGTGCGCAGACGTTTGCGAGGCTTGTCCCGATAGATCTCTGCATCGTCATTGGTGCCTCGGGGAAAACCATTGTAGCCACAGGCAGCCACAGTGTGGTCAGGGCGCAGAATCACTGCACCAACTTTGACACTGGGATCTCTGCTGCGTGTGGCCACATGCTGAGCCAAATCCAGTGCCCAGGTCCTGAGATCAGGCCGTGTGATCAGCAAGAGCTCACCATCAGAGCCTTGTAGCGTTCATAGGGCAGGTACCATGACAACAGCTCAACCATGGCCGCCACAACGCGGCGATTGGTGTCTAGATCCTCCTGCTGCCAGGGTTCTCTATAGGGCAGAGCAGACAGCTTGGCGATGTCGCCCAGCAGTGCCTGATAATCCTGGACCAAAATATCAGTGAACAGTTTGTCAGCTGACTCGTCGGTGATGTCAATCTTAACCATGTTATGCTCCACAGTGTGTTGTGATAATAGCAGATCAGTGTCAGTTTGTCTACCCAGAGCTTGTGAGTCTAGTGCTGTCTAGAGGTCAAGACGCCGTTGCACATGCTGCACTATGGCCATGGCCACGTCAATACCCACGTATTTTTCCATGCCTTCAAAACCTGGAGCGCTGTTGGCTTCACAGACTCTGTAGCCTTGATGATCAAACAACAGATCAATGCCGGCGATCTCCAGTCCCACCACCCTGGCAGTGCTGAGACACAGCTGCTGAATCTCAGCAGTGACCGGCCAGGCCTCACCTGTGCCTCCCCCGGTGATGTTGGCACGGAAATCGCCCTCAGGACCAGTGCGCTTCATAGCGCCAATCACTTGGTCGCCCACCACCCACACACGCAGATCGCTACCGGCTTTGGCATCTATGAACTCCTGCACAATCATGGTCTTTTTCACACTGAGTGTTTCGACCAAATCCATGAGGTCTTCAAACAGTGCACGACTGTGACAGAGATGCACACCCTTGCCATAGCTGCCCTGCACCACCTTGACCACACAGGGAAAGCCTATTTCTTGTTCTACCACTGCACTGCTCACTGGAAACTTGACCAGCATGGTGCGAGGCGTGGGTATGTTGCTCTGTGCCAGCAGCTGATGAGCCAGCAGCTTGTCGCGCACATTGTTGATGGCCGTGCTGCTGTTCACAGTGGGCACGGAAAACTGCTCCAGCTGACGCATGACTGCGCTGCTGAAATAATTGGTGCCTGCGCCTGTGCGAGTCAGGACCAGGCTGGGCATGCGTATGCTGGTGCCCCGATAGCGTATGCTGCGGTGCTGGTGACGGTTGACTATGATGTCAAAATCATCTGGTTCCATCAGCTGAGCAGTGATATCAGCTGCTGAAAAACAGTTCAACAGTCTGGTGTTTTCATAACTGCTTTGGTGTTGACTCAGGATCCACACGCACATGTTCACCACTCATCGTAATTGGTGAGGTCCTTCCAGACCCCTTGGCCTTCTTGCAGTTCGATCTTGGCTTCCAGCGTCTGACCGATCCCTGTGTTACTTATCTCCAATATGATGGGTGTGCCATCTGTGACCTCTATGGAGCCGATCCAGGCTGCCACTGCTCGGATGTCTCGTATGCGCAGGATGATTTTGCTGGACAACTGTGCCATTCCCTGATTGTTTTGGATCTGTGAGTGTGTTACTCTGCGGGATCATGCTGGTCCCAGGTCAGTAGAAACTGCAGACGCTGAGCTGGGGTTTCAAAAAACACACACAGACCCTGTAGCTCAAAACTCATGCATTGATCAGCAAACCATTGACAAATATCTGATTCATGTTCCAGCCATTGATGCACGTTGCCAATGAACACTGCTGGACGCAGATCCCAGGTTTCTATAGAGTGGTAGTTGTTATTATACCTCAATGATCAGACCCGGATCAAAGCTGTTGATCTCTCCCGGATAGCCATAGGGATTGCACACTATCCTGGTCTGGCCAATGTGATAGTCAAAACAGCTGTGCGTGTGTCCGTGAGTCCACAGAGCAATCTGAGGATGGTCAAGGATCAGATCATCAAGATTGCTGGCAAAAGCTCCATTCATCAGCTGATGCTGCGGCCCACGATACTGCGGTGCTATGCTGCTGAAGCTGGGGCAGTGATGACTCACCACCACAGTTTTGCCGGTGTGTGCACTCAGTTCACGGCTGAGCCACTGCACATCGCTATAGTGCTTGGCCAATGCAGTCTGCGGTCGCAGACTGTGACTGCTGCACAAGGGGTCCAGCGTCTGCTGTGGCTCGGTGATCACACGAAAGTCGTGCATGGCCGTGTGAGCCACCTGCAGTGTCAGGGGATCTCTGTTGTTGAAATCTGTCCACAGACTCACACCAAGAAATGTCACATCCTCCACCACCACGCGATCCTGATCGCAGACTGCAATGTTGGGATAGTGCTGCATCTCCTGTTTCAGCAGATCAATGGTGCGATCCCAGCGGCCGTGATAGTGCTCGTGGTTACCTGCCACATATATCACCTGTGCCCAGTTGTGGTTCACATGCTGCCAGAAGTCGCGATAGCACTGGGCTTTGTGAGCATTCTCAGCATTGTTTGGCAGCGGGCCTCTGGGATGCCGGTAGATGTGCTCTGCCACAGCAATGTCCCCACCGAGAAGTAGCACCGTGCTGCCCAGATTCTCAATCAAAGGCGGCGCTCTGAACTCCATGTGTAGATCTGAAATCACCTGTATTTTCATTGCACCCCCTGCAACATGTAACCAAGGACCTGTCCAGCCCAGGTATCACAGCCCAGTGATCCTGCTGCCCAGGCCACTGCCATGGATATCAGAATCATCATCAGCAGATTCCACATGCTGTTCATCGCAGCAACAGCCTCAACAAACCCATGGTGTCTATGCCGATCAGCATGATGAATGTGGCCAACATGCCCACGCTGCCTCGGCTCCAAGCACACCAAGCATAGGCCACATTGCCCGTGATCCACAGTGGATAGAGCCACATCCATGGTAGGTCTGGCACTGTGGTATTGAGTATTATGGCACAGACCAAACTGTCGGTCCAGCACAGTGCTTCTATGCAGAATCTCCATGGATTGCCATGCCAATCCTGTTTGATCCACTCCACTACACCACGCATGGGATCTATCATCGCGGTATCAGCTGTTCAATGTGCCGAGGCGTGTAGTCCATCTTCTCCACACACACGTTGAAGTATCTCGGATCATTTATTGAATAATCATGTGTGTGTCCGTGGACGTTATACTGTACTTTGAAACCTAAGCTGCTCTCATGTAAAGGCGCGTGGCTCAGCACGCAGTTGAACTCTGGGAACTGGCGCCACATCAGTATCTTCTGGAAGCTGTTGTAGAGGTACGGGCTTTTCACATTGTCGTGATTGCCTAGGATCAGTCGCTTGTGACCGTTGAGCCTTTTCAGCGCAGAGTGGCCATCTCCCATGAAGACATCGCCCAGATGATAGACCTTGTCACCAGGGCGTACCACGCTGTTCCAGCGCTCAATCATGTGCTCGTCCATCTCTTCCACAGAGGCAAAGCGGCTGCCTCTGATCAAATTTCCGTCGCTATCTTTGAAACCAAGGATGTTACGATGCCCAAAATGTGTGTCGCTCACCACCCAGATATCACTCATCGCACCAGACCCAGTCCCACCAGCAGTGCGATGTATTTGCTGCGTATGGCCAGATATTCACCCCATCCTATGAGACCCAGCACAGACACCGCAGCATAGTGCCATTGGGCACCATGCGCAATCCACAGCATGGCAATGGCCAAAACGCACGCCAACGGCAGCCAAGTGTTGATAAATTGCATGATCACAGTTCCTATAGCTACTCACTAATTATATGCTGACAGAGATCACACTGTCTATGCGAAAACTACGCCATGCCTGTTGGTCTGTGACCCATGCTGTCAACACTGCTTGTTTAGGCTGCGTGCTGCACAGCTGTGTAGTGCTCTGAGCGGTTGCTGGCAGGAGATCTGCTTTCAGCGTGCAGGGCATGCTGCGCAGCTCACCTGTGACCTTGGTGAAGGTCACCTGCACAGTGTGCTGTTGCAACAACTCCACAAGCTGTGTGCGACGAATCTGATTGTCTGCTGCCAACTGCACTTCAGTCATGGCGCGATTCCCAAATGGTCCAAAGTTGCACTAGCCCACGTCCCAACAGCCATCCAGCTGCCAAGGCACTCAGGGCCCTGACCAAACCATCTGCCACCACAGCCCAGATCACCAGCACTGCCATGCCCACGGCAATGCTCACTAGTGTGTGCATCAGCATTGACTCTGTCTCCTTTCAATTGGACTTGCATTTTTCTTGGGTGGCATGGCTGTTGTGAGGTTGTGTTGTGCCTTTGCTGCTAGCTCACCACAGCCCAGTCGCTCCCTGGCCAGGGTCCATCTTGCCAGGGAAGCCCAAGAGAATGCGTTCCTCCAAGGTCAGCTTCTTGAGTGCCCGGGCCTTGCGAGCCTCAAGCTCAGCAGCCTCTCGAGCACGACGCTGTTCATCCTTCTTCTTATGTTCTGTGAACCATGACGTAATCAAATCCAAGGTAACACCTGCTTCCTTCTCATTGAGGAGGGCCATCACACCAGCTATACTGCCATACAATTCAAGGCAGGTCAAGACTCCACACAGCATGGCGTCACGCTCGGCCAGTTCAGCCTTGAGAACGTCGATCTCCTTGTGCAGTGGTCCAGTGATCTTCTGCTCGTGACGACGAGCAGCTTCGGCACGTTCTTCAGCAGTTTCATCTGTGATGCAGGGCATAGCTGTCTCCTTGTTCAATGACCACTGTGAGACTCACAGTGGTCAGCTCCGGCACCAGTCTACTTCTTGACCAGGTCCAATCCAGCACCCAGACCCAAGCGATTCAGCAAGCTGTCAATCCAACCTTGGCCCACTGATGTGATGCTGCTGGGCAGGGCAGGCACAGCCCCATTCCACTTCTTGATGGCCTCAGCCCGGGCATTGATCACATTGATTTCTGCTGTCACACGCTGATAGTCCACAGCTGGCATCATGGCAGCCGCAGCCTGAGCACGCTGAGTGGCCACAAACACTGCATCAATGCTTTTCTGAATCTCGTCAGTGTAGGCCAGGGTACCCGAATAGCCCATGTAGTCAATGGTGATGCCTTTTTCACCAAAGTGCTTGGTAATGTTGTTTCGCACAGTGTTCATGATGTCAGCGGCACGAGCGTTGCCTTCCACAAAGCTCAAACCCATGAACTGCTGACTGAGCTCGGCTTGCACAGCACCACGAACCACAGTGTCCATGATTTCACTGAGACTCTTGCCCTGAGCCGTGCTGGCAAACTGGCTGGCCACATCAGTGAACTGCTGGTTCTTGGTACCAAACCAGTAGAGAAAGGTGGCTGCATCCTCTTCCTTGACCATGGCACCAATGCTGATGCCAGCACCAATGGTGATGCCCTCTCGGCTCTGGAATTGGAAGCCTTCGCGACGGCTGCTGGTGCCTCGATCCGTGGCATCCACCCATTCACGCATGTAGGGAGTGCGATCCACCAGGATCAACAGCACACTGGGCACATAGTAGTCTGCAGCACCCCAGTTGGGATTGTTGATCTTGATGTGTGGCACCATGAATCGCTTGGTGGCCACCTTGGCATCGTCCAGAAACTTCTTGCTGCCAAAATTGGTTTGGCTGCTTTTGTTGTCACCCACCACTGGAATGGCAAATGCACTCTGGTTGGCCTGGATCATGACAAATTCAGGCGAATCGGTTCGTTCGTAGTAGGCAAGGGCAGGATGGGCTGCCAGTGCAGAGATGGCAAACACACTGCCAAGTAGAAACTGTTTCATGGGATCAGTCCTTGTGATTGGGATTGAGCAGGAGCCGAACTGGGCCTCGCCAGATCAGCCACAGCGCCAAGGCCAGCAGTGGCACAGTGACATAGCTGCTGACGCCGCCACCAGCAAATGCCTGACTCACCATCTGTGTGCCCACAAAGGCACTGTTGCTGTCAGTGAGCTGTTGTGCAGCCACGGGACCGCTGATCAGCGGACTCACCATGTTGTGAGCTGTGTCGGCAGCTCTATAGGCCATGACAGCACCCAGACTCAGCACTGCACGCACCGCTAGATTCACACCAGTCATTTCGCTACTCCTTGTGTTGCTATGAGAATATAAACATGACTTCAGCAGCAGTCAACTGCCAACCAGTCTAATGGCAGATCCGCTGAATGTCCTCTGCAGTGCGCTGGGTCTGTGCCAGCTGTATGCGACATTGGTTCACACTCCAGTCACTGATGACCATAGCCACAAGCGCTGACACAAAAAATGCAACACACAGCACCATGTACCACTTGAGATCACTATGCATGGCTTGAGTGCTCCTTGAGTTGACAATCCCGAATCTCGTGGTCCCACTGTGTGGTTTCACTGTGTGCACAGTGAAATGCATCAGAACCCTGCTGACCCCAGACACACACACTGGGTCCTGACCAGTGGTCTGTGAGACTCACAATGTGAAACACCAGATCACTGGGTTCTCGCAGATCCTCGACCATGCCCATGAGATCAATTTGCACTCTGCGGCTCAGCTGTTGCGCTGTGTCTGGGTCTGTGTCATGCCATATCAGCTTGCAGGGCCTGACCCAGCTTTTGAGCCATCTGTAGCTGTATCTCAATCGCCATTGCCAAGTCATGCATCGCCTCCTTGTGATTCATAGCTCCAATGGTGTCCGTCCCAGAGACTGCGCACACTGTCCACTCGAGTCTGGGTGCCCAGATTCTTGCGTATCTGTGCCAAGACCAGTTGCCGCGGATCCTTGCCATCAAAGCGTGCAAACACATAGGGCGGTGCAAAGGCATCACTGTCACGAATTGTGGGCAACCAGTTCACAGCAAAGCTCTTGCGGTCCAGCCCCGAGGCCACCACGGTTTGAAAATAGCGCTCATACCGCTCCACACTGTGGGCCACACCCTGCCAAAATGCAGCTTCAAACTGCTCCACCCGCTGCAGATCACACTGTGGCAAAAAGGCCTTGACATCATCCATGTGTTCATTGACCATGAGATCAATCACATGCTTTTCTTGGTTGAGGCTGTCCTTGGCACGATGCATGCTCACATAGGATTCAGATTTGATCTTGACCATGTGGCCATCGTGAAACCGTATGATCCAGCCCTCTTGTCCCTGCAGGCTGCGAGTTTCGGCCACCAGTGCCTGCATGCTGTCAGCAGTGCCCTGGTAGGCACGCACCACTTCCACGTCATAGGCCGCGCCATAGGTCAGCAGCTGCTGATAGCTCTTGTAATGGCCCGTGTTGTTGTCACGAATGGCAATCAGCACCAGGCGATCCTCGGGATAGTCAATCACAATGCGCTGTTTGCGGCTGCACCATTCAAAGATCGGTGTTTGACCACGCTCGATATGCAGGCGTATGAAGTCGTCATAATTGGGATGCTGAGCCACCCAGACCTCAGCCTGCATGGCCACTTCGGTCAAGCCCATCTTGGTGCCAAGGCGATAATCCTGACCCAGAGGTATGGGCCTGACCATGCTGCCATCCATTTTGACCAATATCACATGCGGTTGGCTGAGATCGATCTGATCCAACTGGGTCTCAGCACGTTCTCCTGCGTTGAAGAATTTGTGCAGCGGGCGGCTGATCAAAAAACCATTGGTATCAAAAATCAGTCCGCGACACTCACGACGCACTGCATCTGCCACAGTGTGCACTGCCGGGAAGGTATCGGGCCCACTGACCACATAGTTGATCACCGTGCCCCAGTCACGTGCAGCCACGATATAGTCATCGCAGCCCTGCACAGCAGGCAGCACGTCATTGATGTGAGTGATTGCAGGAAAAGCATAGCGCATGCCTCAGTGCTCCTTGTGTATCCAAACTCTAGCATCTCTGTATCACATGTCAAGAGCCATGCTGCAGGAATCTCAGGAATGGCCAGTCACTGCGTCACAATCCAAGGCAATTCTGCTGATACAGCTGGGTACAGGAGTGTCCTTGCTGTGTTTGACCAGTGTGGCAATTCAGTGCCAGAACTGGAAGAAATTGATCATCTGCATATTTCATCACAAACCAATGACCCTGATGCGTTTCTACCAATGCTGTGGTGCTTTCACAAAAGTCTCCACAATTCAAATACCAAATGCCGTTGATGTCTCTGATATTCATGCTGTGAATGTGGCCACAGATCACACCATCGCAGCCCTGCTGACGAGCATAGGCTGCGAGATTTTCTTCAAAGCTGCTGATGAAGGTCATGGCCTGTTTGACACTGCGTTTGGCCCAGGCACTGAGGCTCCAGGGCTGTGCACCCAACCACCGTTGGATTTTGGTCAACAGTCTGTTGAGCCATATCAGCCAATCATAGGCCCAGCTGCCCGCATGCATCAGCCACTTGGCTCGCTGCATCACTGTGTCAAACTGATCGCCATGCAGCACCAGATAGCGCTTACCGTTGACAGTGCGATAGACTGTGCGGTCACAGAGGCGTATGTTGCCCAGATCCAATGATCCAAAACTGCGCAGAAACTCATCATGATTGCCAGGCAGATAAGTCACAACAGTGCCCTTGCGAGCCTGACGCAGCAGTTTTTGAATCACGTTATTGTGCGATTGTGGCCAGTACCAGCTGCGATTCAAGGCCCAGCCGTCTATGATGTCACCCACTAGAAACAGCTGATCTGTTTCCATTGTCCGCAGCCAGGCCAGCAGTGCGTCAGCATTGCAGTGGCGTGATCCCAGATGCACATCACTGATCCACACACTGCGATAGTGCATCATAGATTGAACAGTGCTTGCACCATATGCAGTCCTTTGATGATCTTGTGTCTGTCTGAATCAGCGCGTGCCTGTGCCTCGGGTGTCTGAGCCTTGTGGCGTTTGGCACTGTTGACATCTGCCATGGCCTTGGCTTCATAGCGCTGCACAAACTTGGTGACAAAATCATCAGCATCTCTGAAGCCAGACAGTTGGCCCCGACCATACAGACCATTGGCAGCAAAGCTGCGAGCCAAACCTCGTATGGCATTGACCAACTTGCTGATCTTGACATCTTGTGGATCATTGCCGGGATACTGTGCCAACAGCGGATCTATTTTTGCCTGGCTGGGATCCTGCCCAGTTATGGTCTGATATTGGTTGGTCAATATGTCGCGTATGAATGTGCGAGGATTGGTACTGATGGTTTGAACCACTGTGTCCTTTTGCTTGCTGAACGGCACATGTTGGCCATGCAGTGTTTTGAACTGCACCCCCGCATGCTGTATGCTCATGTCCAACAGTTCACCCAACACACTGTAGAAATTGCCAGCCAACAGGCCCTTGACTCCGCGTTCTGGTGTGGCTCTGGCCGCACCCCAATCCTGCAGACGCGGCGGATGCCACATGAAGTCAACCTGTACGTATTGATCTGGGCCAATTGCTATAATGGGATGGCCTGGTTTGCTTTGGCCCTGATGCACATAGCTGGGAGATCTGTCGCGAACAAATTCATCTGCCAGACGATTCCAATGGCTGCTGTATTGATAGTAGCTGGCACCTGGCAGATCCGGAGCAATGATCTGCAGATCAATGTCACCATAGATCTTGTGGGGATCTTCCTTGGCATCAATCTCATGATAGGTGCTGCTGCCTGTGGGGCGACCCAGCTGCACAGGGCCCTGATCCTGTGCAGCCAGCCAGGCATTGAAATCTGTTATGAAACGCTGTATCTGCGCCAATGCCAGCTTCACAGTTTCAGGACGGATCACAGTGTGCTGTGTGATTGCTGTGTCCCAACCGCCTTCTAGTAGGTCAAAGATTTTCATCTGCTATTTACACTGGTGCAGGCTGTGGACAGTGCACATGTGGCAATCAGTGTTTCAAGCAGATGGCAGAGCTGGTGTCGCCTTTGGTGGGAATAAAGCTGCCACCACTTTCTGTGCAGCGATTCATAGCATCGTAGTAGAGTTGGTTGTTGCTGCTCACTGTGTAGGTGCAGCCCCCCACTCCAGCACAGGCAATCACCACTGTGGCCACAGTGATCAACAACGTGGTATGTAGACTCATTTTATTTTTTTCCTATTTTATCCGTAATTTTAATTCTTTCTTTGGCAATTTGTTCAAGGAGATTGCCAAGGTCAAATTCTCTGTTCCATTCAAGAACTTTGGAATACTTTTCATCAAACAGTTTAAGGTCTTTTTTCATCTTTTGGTTATTCATGACCAACAGGCTCACTAGACTCATACCGGGCGATAAGAAGTTATTGTTTTTTGGTATGGTTCTACTTGTACAATGTCAGATTGCTCTATTACTTTATCGCGTAGAGTCTTGTCATAGTTCTTTAGCTCCTTCAACTGACGTGAGTGAATACCAGTAGATCAAATGGCCTATCCATATAATCTGCAAAGGTTGGAAACTTTTTAACAAATGCCTGTTTGTATTCAGCTTCAATTTTTGGCAGACTCACCATATCAATTTTCATAAATTGACTACCTTCTTTAACACCCCAGCGAAAATTACCACTGTCCCAGAGCAGTTGGCCAAATACCATATATTCGCCACACATGCCATCCATAATCACCTCGGGTGTGTCATGGTCATCATAGACGGCATCATAAGCATCTGAGAAGCTGTCATCCCAATCAACTTTTGTTCCCATCACTGCATATACGTTGATATCAATACCCATAATCTCAGTCCCTGAGTTGGAATTTTCTATTACTGTCTACTCACCAAGACCCTGCGTGGATTATCAGGGGCCTGTTGTCATATTACGAGCTTTTTCCACAAAGTCAACTCCCCAATCGCCCATGATTTGCCGAAAATGTTCACGGCAAACATAAGCGGTTAGAGGATGGCGATTCCTGAATGGATCGTCGCTGGTTATGCTTTCCTCAACTTTGGCAGCAGCAGGTTTTCCACAAATAGAACACTGTTCGCCCTCACATGTAGGGTTTAGCCAATGATTGTTGTTTTCACTATCATCATTGTTGTGTGAGGGCGAAATAGTTGTCATATCACTTTGAACCTTCTGCGGGTGTAACCCACTGTGAAGTTTTTTCAACCACGGTCAAGCACATGTCACTGACTTTTTTCATATCTTCCATTGAGACAGGTTTTTGCATATGCCACACGGTGTTTTCAACACAGACAAAAAATGGATTTGGCGTATGAGGCCCGTAGCCATTGGTCATCATCACCAAAACAAACAGTGCCAACCATATGGCAACAAAAACCATTGGAACCATTGGCCCGTTAAAACTTTTCAACATCATAATTGCCTTGTTCAATCGTCATCAGACCCTAAATGGTCCAGCTCACAACAGCGTTTCATCAGCTGTGATTTGATACCACAGTCGGCTGGTTGGTGGTAGATATGTCCACAGTGCGAAGGTATCCACAAGATAAAACCCGTCAACAGAATCACCTTGTGCGTCAATAATTTCACCGCCGTCCAAGACCGTAAATAGTCCAGCACCACTACCATCATTGAAAATGGCTACAAAATGGCCCGACTCAGAGGGCAAGCCACTGTAGGTGGTATTCCACACTGTGTTCATCTAGCTGTTCTCCCTGTGGTCTTGACTGCACACAATTAAAGTTGATTTGGGGGAAATTGCCGAAATGGCAGCAAAAGCTGCTGACCATTTTTCTTCAGCAGCAGGTGGTTGACCATTTTCTGATAGGTATTTTACCACAACACCCTTGGCTTCTTCGGGAACATCAAAGAAAAAATCTGCGTAAGTCCAATCAAAATCACTGTCAGTATCGTGACGATACCCTGGTAGTTCACGAAGATTGCTGTTCCAAGGTCCTTCTGGATTTTCATCGGTTGGTTCATCATAGAAATCACGATTGCCGCCACCTGTTCGGGTATGAACAACAATAACTGGGTCAGAATTGGTTTCATCAGCCCAAGCAAAATAAGCGTCCCTGAAACGTGGCACTGAATCCCTATCAATACCCAGCATTTCAAGAGCAGAGTCTGCTACAGGATTGGAACCAAACAACATGTTATAAAGACTCATTTAATTTTTTCTTTTAATTCGAGTTCATGACATTGTAGGCCAGTCTCATGCGTTCAATATTACAACGATCCTGGAACTCTTGTTCATCGGTTCCACTCCATAGTTGCTGCTTTTCATAAGGTAGCCAAACATCACGCACAACATAGGTTTCACCGTAGCAAAAACCTTGAATACGGTCTGGCTTCATGGCATTGTGAGCTTTGAGCAGGGCTTCATCCGAAATCATTGTTTTTTTCCTGTCAGAGGTCTGAGGCCACAACGTGGCCATTGCGAGGGTCTAGTTCATACTGGGCACAGACAATGCGCCAGGGGATTGAGCCGTCCTGCCGGCGCCATTGGCGGTAATAGGCAGCCTGTGCTTTGGCAAAACTGTCAAATGTCACGCAGCTGTTTTGAGTTTCAATGTTGACCAACACGTAGTACATGTCTGTGCCTCCCTGTGGTTAGATAAACCATGCTTGACGTTCACGTGTGACACTTGCACCAAGATCACGCCAGCGATAGATCTTCCATGGCGCATAACCATAAGTGGCGCAAAACTCCAGATGCCAGCGCTGATCTGCTGCAGCAGAAGCCTCCGCAGCAGCTGCTGAATCATAGCTCCACTTCAGCACCCAAAGCTCGTGGGGATCCAGCCCATTGATAGAAATTTGTGCCAGCTCCTGTGCAGTGAGATTGGTCTCGCGATATTCAACCACAAAGCGATCCACCGTCTCGGTGTAGGTGCTCATTTGCTGATCTCCTCTGCTTCAACCATGTTAGCATCACAGCATCATATGTCAACGACATTCGGCTCCACACCAGCGCAAATTCCACCTAGGTGTTGCGGTCCCAGGGCCAAGTGACCTCTTGAGTTTTCATCCAGGATTTGACCTGAGAGGTGTTGTCTTGATCACGGAGCCACCATTCTTGGGTAACATCATCGCCAACTTCACAAACTGGTTTGGGATTCATGCCCATGTTAATAAGAACTCCACTCGAGTTTCTTCATCGGGCCATGGCCAAGAAACTGCTTGGTCTTGCAGCCATTTTTCAACAGCCAGTGTGATATCTTCGCCGTTGAAAAACCATGCTGCTGTTCCATCTGCCAACACCACAGCAGGACCGTCTGTTCTATGGCGTAGGTCATTCACCCACCACTGCTGTATTCCATCTGCTGATATAAAAGCAGGACCCGTGGTTCTATGGCGTTGGCCATTCTGATACCACCACTGTGATCCATTTTCCCATACTACAGCAGGACCGTCTGTTCTATGCAGTTGGCCATTTTGATACCACTGCTGTGTTCCATCTGCCAATACCACAGCAGGACCGTCTGTTCTATGGAGTAGGCCATTTACACGCCACTCTTGTGTTCCATCTGCCCATACCACAGCAGGACCCGCAGTTCTATGCAGTTGGCCATTCGACAGCCAACGCTGAGTGCCACGGGCATCAACTCGACGAACTGGTTTGGGATTCAAATCGTCCATGTTAATAAGAACTCCACCCGCGTGGCTTCATCGGGCCATGGCCAAGAAACTGCTCGGCTTTTCATCCATTTTTCAACGGCTCTTGTGATATTTTTGTCATTGAAATACCACTGCTGTGTTCCATCTGTTTCTATAACAGCAGGACCCGCAGTTCTATGGCGTTGGTCATTTTGATACCACCATTGTGCTCCATCTGCTGCTATAACAGCAGCACCGTCTGTTCTATGGCGTTGGTGATTTTGATACCACCATTGTGCTCCATTTGCTGCTATAATAGCAGGACCCGCAGTTCTGTGGCGTTGACCATGGACCCACCACGCCTGATACCCATCTGCCAATACCACAGCAGGACCCGCTGTTCTATGCAGTCGGCCATTCAACAACCAACGCTGATTGCCCTGTTCATCAACTTCACAAACTGGTTTGGGATTCAAATCGTCCATGTTAATAAGAACTCCACTCGAGTTTCTTCATCGGGCCAGGGCCAGCTAATCGCTTGGCTTTTCATCCATTTTTCAACGGCTTTGGTGATATCTTTGTCATTTACCCACCATTCTTGTCTTCCATTTGCACCGATCCAAGCAGGGCCATCGGTTCTATGGCGTTGGCCATTTGAATACCACTCCTGTGATCCACCTGCCCATATAATAGCAGGACCGTCTGTTCTATGCAATAGGCCATTTTGATACCACCATTGTGTTCCACTTGCCCATACCACAGCAGGACCGTCTGTTCTATGGCGTTGGTCATTTTGATACCATTCTTGTGTTCCATTTGCTTTTATAACAGCAGGACCCGCAGTTCTATGGCGTTGGTCATTTTGATACCAACGCTGAGTTCCACAGGCATCAACATCACACCAGGGTTCGGCGTTCATAGCCATGTCAATATCCACTCTGCCCGCGTTTCTTCATCGGAGAACGGCCAAGAAACTGCTCGGCTTTTCATCCATTTTTCAACGGCTTCTGTGATATTTTTGCCATTTAGCCACCACTGCTGTGTCCCATCTGCTGATATAACAGCAGGACCGTCTGTTCTATGCAATAGGCCATTTTGATACCACCACTCTGCTCCATTTGCTGCTATAACAGCAGGTCCATCAGTTCTATGGTGTTGGCCATTTAGCCACCACTGCTGTGTTCCATCTGCCCATACCACAGCAGGTCCATCAGTTCTATGGTGTTGGCCATTTTGATACCATTCTTGTGTTCCATCTGCCAATACCACAGCAGGACCGTCTGTTCTATGGCGTTGGCCATGGACCCACCACTCCTGTGTTCCCCTTGCCCATACCACAGCAGGACCGTCTGTTCTATGGCGTTGGCCATTTTGATACCAACGCTGAGTTCCACAGGCATCAACTTCACACCAGGGTTGGGAATTCAATTCGTCGCTGTCAACATCCGCGGTTCCTGCGCCGCTGCTGCAGGCCGCGGTGATGAAATTGTCGCGCTGTCCACTGCTGTGGCTGGGTTTACACATGAGTCTGTACCACCCGCACTTGGTCAAAGCCTTCGGAGATCTGCGGCTGCACCGCTGTGGCAATCATGGTCTGCAGCACCTTGGCAGGAATGATCTTGCCGGGTCTTGCGGCCAAACGCTGTGTGAGTAGATCCGCCGGGGGTGTGGGAAACCACACAGCCACTCGACGATAGTGCTGAGGAACCTGCGCCAGTCGACTGCGGCGGCTTTTCACAGTGAGATTGGTCTGATCCCAGACCACTGACAGATTCTTGGCCACAGCGGCGGAGAATTCACTCTGCATTTGAGCCACAGCAGGCCCGATGGCTCTGTCAAAGATTTCAGAATAAGTGGTGTGCTGCTGTGCTGCCCAGCGCTCAATCACCGCGTCGCTGCTGACCACCACTGTGGTTTTGGTGTCCCAGGGCTGACTGCTGACCCAGGTGCTCTTGCCAGAACCCGGCACGCCACACAAGAGATAAAAAACTGGATCGGTCATGTAGCTGCAGACTCCTGATGATATTGTCTTGATAGCAGATGTCACCGCGGCTGTCAAGACACAGTGACTCCCGCTAGAAATTACCCTGAGCCACCTGCAGAACCCGCACACCCTGTGCCCTGATGGCATCAACCACAGAGTTTCTGTCATCCAACCACAGCCAAGGCTCACCCTGCTGGGCACGGATCTTTGCCAGCAGTTCAACCTTGACCTGATGGTCCGGCCTGTGGTCGGCCGCTGCACGCAGGTACAGTGCGGTGAACTCAATGCCCTGTTGGGCCAGCCAGGCTTGGGTAACCGCACGAGTTTCTTCGCCGCGGCCACTGCAGAGTATGATGTCACAGCCGCTGTTGCGCAGCACCGCGACCAAATCGCAGATGTCTGCATGCGGCGCATCCCTGCTGATGCCTGCTGTGAAGGCAGTCCAATTTTTGGGCCTGTTGGCCACCCAGTGGCGACGATGGCTGATGTCTGCCAGTGTGCCATCTATGTCACATACCACGATCCTGTTGGTCATGCTGATCTCCTTAGTCACACAATAGCATCACAGCAGTGCCTGTCAACACAGTGCCCTGACAGATCTTGCATTGCCGCAGATCCAAGGTTACATTAGCTGGCCAGACATGGCAAATGGTTAACCAATGAAGGAATACACATGAACAACACTTTACTCGCCCTGGTGGCTGCAGCTGCCATGGCCACCACTGGTGCCGTGGCTCAGACTCTGCCAGCAGGGTTCTACATGGGCCTGGGTACCGAACTGGTTCAGAGCACTGCCAAGCATGCCAACAGCCAAGCAGCTGCTGGCGTGAACCTGGGCATGGACCTGAACCAGCATCTGGCTGCAGAACTTGATCTGCGCAATGCCTTTGCCAACGGCAATCGCAAGCAGACACAGACTGTGATGGCAGATGCCAAGGTTGGCGTGCCTGTGAATCTGGGCTTTGCCACTGTGAAGCCCTATGCACTGGTGGGCACAGGCTATGGTTTCAGCAGCAAGAGCAAGACCAACAACAGCACCACTGTGCAGCCCATCTACAATCTGGGTGCAGGTCTGGTGGTTCCTGTGGCTGCACATGTGGATGTGGACCTACGCTACACCCACAGTGCCACCTACAACACACCCAGCCGCGACAGCGATGTGCTGGGCATGAATGTGCACTATCGCTTCTGAACCCAGCGTTTGGTCAGCGGTCAAACCCGGGAGCAATCCCGGGTTTTTTTTGGTTGCTCACAGGCAGCCAAACCCCCATTGACGTTCGCTGCAGAACCAACACGCTCCACAGTGGCCATAGCCACAGGTCTTGCTGTTGCAGGATCTGGTGACAGGGAATAGGCTCTGCATGAGATTCAGCTCACGGTACATGCTGGCAATGCCCTGTTTGTTGACCATGGTCCATGGCACATACACACCGTCTGGTTCCCAAGGCTGTCTCTGCACCAGGGGATCTCTGATGTCGTGCATCAGCGCACCGTCGTGAAATTGGCTGACCTGCTCCAACTGCGGATTGGCAGTTTCTGCCAGATACACGCTGTTAACCCATTGCAATTCCATAAACTGTCTGGGCATGGCCAACAGTGCTGATCTGTTATTGTTTTTTTCCACAAACCAAGTATGTTGTGTGACATTGATATTGCCTGTGAGTTCCATGCAGCGATGCAGTACCTGTTGACTGACTCTGGCAGTGGCGCGCAGTGTTTTTTGTGCACCACATGTGAATGCATGTATAGGCTGATCTGTGTGAGTCATCAGTATGTAGAGCAGCAGCGAGCTGTCCGCACCACCCGACAGACAGATGCCAATGGGCCCCTGTGCAATGTCTATGGGTATGCCTGCTACTGTCACGGTCTTGGCAATCTGCGGTATGGGCATGTGTGTCTCCTTGGTGCATGCATGAGGTATTTACGGCAGTCTCAGCCCCAAGTCATGACATATTCCACATGCTGTTCAGCAGTGAGTTCCACATAAAATGTGGTCACCAACCTATAGGCATGGAGATGTTTGCAGCGCACATTCTCCATGACCATGTCAAGGTCTCGATCTCTCAACCACAGTTCTTGGTCCTGTAGTCCCACATGCGCTATGACCCAGTTGCGATACAGGGCGGTGTTGTAGGCTTTGACTGGGCCGCTGGCACTGACAGTCTCTCGGTAGATGATTTCACGTGTGGTAGGCATGTGGTTGGACCCAAATTGCAACCACATGCGCCAGTGCCTGTGGTTGTGCACTATTTACCAAAACGTCGCTATCCATCCAGATGCCTTTAGGCCCTGGATGGATAGCGACCAAGGACTAACACCATGTGAGTTTGAATTGCAGCCAATGTGATTGCTGTTTGAACAGCCATGTGTTGCCAAAGCCACCAGTGAATCTGCGTGACCACTCAATGTCCTCTTGACCTATATGTGCATTGCACCAAGCTGTCATAGTGGCCCAGTAGAGCCAATTGTCAACGAACACAGCATAGCGCCATGGAGGATCGCATGTCAGGACCATACCAGCAAATATTGCACAGCATCTGCCTGCTGAGCAAAATGCAAACTCAAAATTTTTGTCAGTTGGGGCAGTGGTGGGTCACACATGACCCACTGATCTTGAGAAAAATTTGCCTCTAGCCAATCAGTCACTGACTGGCAATCAGCACGGGGCACTGGGCAATGCCATGGATAATGAATAGACAACATCTGCTCTAGGCCATTGTCACTGAACAGCACAGCACTGCTGCCCCGCTGTGTCTGGCAGTGACAGGCCAGCAGTGCATGGTCACTCATCTGCAGTGCCAGATGTGGATTGTGTATGATCCACGGCCACAGCGACCAGTCACCTCCACGATTGGCATGGCATATCATGCCACTGAGTCGGCAGCTATGGCAGGCTCACAGACCAACAGCCACCAGATGTGAAGCTGTTGCGACAGCATGACCACAGTGTGGTCACTGCCCAAGAGGTAGTCATCGCTGCTGGCATTGTGACACAGCCACTGAACACAGCGCCACCAATCGTGAGACAGCAGTTGCACACGATGGTAGTAGAGTGGTTTCAGAGGTGTGACAGTCCAGCGCACACTAACCCCATGTCAAAGCAAACAGCACAGCATCGCAGCGGCGTTTGAATGCCCACTCATGTGTATTGGGCATGTGCGGCTTGCGCCAAAGTACACCAAGATCGCGCCACTTACCTTTAGGCAACTGCTGACTGCACCAGGTGTTGATGACATGACTGCGCAGCTGTTGCTGCTGTCCCTGCAGCGTCATCCTATAGATGTAATGCAGGCTTTCACCTGTGTCTACCACACAGCGCCACCAACCATTGGCATCCTTGTGCATCACCTGCTCCCAGTGCATCTGCACCCACACTAGATGAAAATCGTGCTGGTGTCAAGTGCCAGTCACTTGCTAGCCGCCGTGACAGCGCTCCGCACAGGGTTTTAGACTGTCAAACAGTCTACATAAGCATTAAATACAGTATGGTCTATTCTCTTCCAGTCACTGGCACCACAATTACAATGGGCGGCGTGTATCGAGCCTACTATGGAACCAGCTCTTTAAGCAACATATCACTCAGCGGCACTCTGGGATCGCAGATAGGAATCACAGCTGGCACAGTGACCAGCCTGTCACAGAGTTTTGGTGGCAGAACCACGCCCTATCCCTACACCCCCTAATAGTAGGGACTGGGTCAGAACAACACCACAAACTACAGCAGTCCCAAACAGGTTGGTATAACATATTTACAGGTTTGGCCAGCGATAGCAGCTGAGGCTGCTACAGCGGTCCCGGGGGCATCATAGTTCCCTAGCCCCAGGTCAGTGTGAACAGCAGGCAATGGCTCTGCTGCTGAAACACTATCTCAAATCGGCCCACAGCCCAGTCTTGATGCTCTGCGCCAACATGCTGCTCCAACCACAGCACCAGTTGGTTCCAATCCCAGACCGGGTAGCGGCAGACATAGCCATAGGGCCAGTTGAACTCATGCCCAGTGATGCTGCCTGATTCAGCAACACTCACAGGCCTAGGTCCTGGTCTTGTGACCCATGAACACCAGCACATGCAGCCAGGCCATGGCCAACCAACTGCCAAAATTCAAAGGTATGGCCAACTGGGGCCACAGCTGATCCACAGCCAAGATGGTGAGACAGGGACTGGTCACTGCCCCCAGTGCCAGCACCACATAGGCCAGTGCCATGGTATCCTTGGGAATGGGGTCGTTGCTGGTGTTCACGCTGCGTGCTCCTCACTGTTACATGCGCAGCATAACGTGTTGACACACAGTGTCAAGCTCGCAGACGTTCCTCAAGAGTGAAATGTTCAAGATTCAAGATGTCATCGCACCAGTTTTCTGCAGCGCATACGGCATAGGCCTGGGAACTGGCTGTGTCAAAATCTCTCTGTGCAGCTGGCCAATCATTGACAAAGAACTGCACTGACAGCACTGGACCGCCGCAATACAGCACTGCAGATCTGTTGGGGTTCATGCCAATGAAAGTCAGCTTAGTGTGATTCACAACATCATTATGCCTGCTGTGACCTGTGTGTCAATCACCAGACCAAGATCAACACTGCAACACTGGGTTTGGCAAACCTATGCTGCTGAGATTCATAGACATTTTGCACACAATTCAGCTGTTTTTGCCAGCCACATGCCATTGTGCTTGCCAAGTCTTGAGAGCCTCAGCTGCCGAATCATTGCTGAGCAAAAGGTTCACTGTGGTTGTGAGCTCAGTGGGCAGACCATCCAAACGGAACCAACGCCAGTCCACATTTTCCCAGTCCAAGCGCGGTTCAAACGCATGGGGCACACACACAGCATAGACCACAGTCTCAAATCGAGGTTGCTGTGTGATCAGGCTGCTGAGTCTGGTCACTGGCCATCGAGCCAGATCCCAGTCCAGCTCTTGTTTGAGTTCGCGTCGCAGAGCCTGTGCAGCTGTTTCACCTGCCTCCACATGCCCGCCAGGCATGTCCCACTGCAGGGCACTGCTGACCAGCGTGCTGCGCAGCACCAAGAGATAGCTGTCGTCGCTGCGGCTCCAGATCAGAGCCTTGCTGCTGCCATGAGCTATGTCGCCATATCTCATGGTGTGAGTTTGGCCTGTCTGGCCAGCAGATAGTCTCTGACACAACAGAGGTCTACCAAACGCTGCTGTGCATCAGCAGTGTCACTGGCATTTTGCCTCAACCGGGCTATTTCCAAATCCACATGGTTGGTCAATTCGTATTGAAAAGCTGACTTCAACATATAATTCACACTGACATTGACCACAGTAGGCCTCCGTTGACAGCACAGGTTTGGTCTGCAGTTAGTTATCGCCAGCTGTCACAAATGCTGAGTTTCTGTGTGGTTTGCGGCCTGTCATACAGGGCACGACCCTGCAGGGCAAACAGGTCAACCATGGGACAGATGTCTGCTGCTGCTGACTCACACAGTGCTGCTATGGCATCAAAGTTAGCCAGCACCTTGCGACCATTCTGCACATGATCAACATTCATGCGTGTGCTGCTGTGATGCCGAAGATCACTTGGAGCAAAACCCAGATCCGGATAGTGCTCTGTGTCCAATTGGTGATACCATGCAATCTTGTGATATTTGTCTTGATTGAGCCAAACCCAGGTCCACCACAGCTTCAATCTCTGTATGTGCTGTTGCACTGTGTCTGTGCTCAGCGTGGTTTGAGTCTCATGCTGGGCAATCCACTGCTGGTCAGTCACACTCCATGTGTCTGTGGCCAAGCTGATGCAATGACTCAGCAGCTGCTGGCGTATGTCCCTGCGCACCAGCAGTATCTTGTAGAAACTGCGGTTGTGCCAAATGCGATCGCACACATGCTGTCTGTTGTGATAGCTGATGTCCAGTGCTGGAAAGATTTTGAAGATGGGAAAACCACCAGTGGCTGCGAATTCTGCCACAGAGTCTAGGCGATCCAATTCCATGGGATTTGGCCAGGGCCACGTGTGGTCAAACCATCCACCGTTGGGCAGTAGCCGACGGCTGAATCTGTCAAACGACGCTGCTGCAGGATTCAGCAGTTCTCCCAGCCACCACACACTGCTGTGCGACTGGCCAGCTGCAGTGTGCAGCTGATGGCTGAGATGTGTGCTGCCACTGCGTGGATGACTGATGATGCAGATGCCGTTGATCTGATCCAGTGTCATCGGCTGATGCTTGGCAGCTTTTTCAACGCCAAGACTTCTCGCTTGTAGATCTCACGCTGCCGCGCGGGATCTGCCAGCACCAGCTGGTGCTCAGCAATGACTGCGGTGAGATCTGCAATCTTGGCTGTGACATCGGCCAAGGTATCTTTGGCCCAACGATAGCTGGGCAAACTGACCAAACGATCAATCTGATCATCATCCACTGTGACCTGGGCTGTGTCAGTGATGGTCTTGACTCGTGCCAACACAGCTGCGCGATCAGCAGCTGCTGGTAACCAGGCTGGCAGCTTGGCATCAATGCAGGCCTTGATGGCCCGGTTCCAATTCAGCTGATGTGTGAGATCTGCTATGAGTTTGGTATAGCGAGTGTTGTACCAGCCGAGGCGCCATTCCACAAATTCAGCGACCACCTGTTCAGCAGAATCAAACTGTCGCACACTGTTGTGGTTCCAGTCCAGGACCACGATGCGCTCCGTGGCCCGGCTGCGCAGCTTGAAGAAGTCCACAGCTGTGTCCTCGGTCCAATCTGCTATGGTGCCGCGTTTGAACCGAATCTCTATGCAGATTGTCTTGGTGCTGCGATCAATATAGGTCTGGATCTGATCCTCTTCCTCCATGGCATTGAGCCGAGACTTGAACTTCTCAAGACTGAGATCAGGCGGCAGTTCTTCTACCCACACAGTGCTGCCGTCTATGCGACAGCGTCCAGTGAACTCCCAGCTGTTGCCATTGATATTGCGCACACGGCAGTTGAGGTAATCATAGCAAGGTACCAGAGGCTTGATGGGTTTGCCGCCAATGGCAGCCACGGTGGCATCAATGATGTCTGCCAGTGTGCGTGGCAAGATGTCTGTGCTCCAACCCACGGCAATACCTGAGATGCCGTTGAGCAGCACCATGGGAATCAGAGGCAGATAGTTTCTGGGTTCCCAGACACTGCCATCGTAGTTTTCTTTCAGAGGCACAATGTCATAGTCCGTGAACACCAGAGCATCTGTGTAGCTGTTGCGCTTGAGATAGGTGTAGCGTGCAGCACCCCAGTCTGTGGGTCCAACCTTGGTGCCAAATGCACCAATGCCCTGCAGCAAAGGCACGTTGTTGCAGTAGGGTGCTGCCATGAGGCTCAGTGTTTCTGCTGCGCTGGCATCTCCGTGGAGATATCGGTTGGAGCTGATCATCAGACCTGCTAGCGAAATGGTCTTGATCTTGTCTGCCAGGGGCTTGATAACATCCAGACCTTTGCGCTGTGCATCCTTCAATCCGTCACAGATACTGGGAATGCCACGAGTCTGACACACATAGATACTGTAGTCTCGAGATATGCCTTTGATGTAGTCTGTGGTGTTGGCGTATGTGCTCATGAGCCTCGGTTCCAATCCTAGACACAGTGTAGCAGCTGTTTGTGTGCATGTCTAGAGCCTGTGTGGCTGGCCACAGTTGACTGATGTCAATTGCACAGCTGTGACATCAGTCACTGACTGCGTCGCTGAATCGCAAGCGGGCTGCCACACGTTCGTCAGCTGTGATGCTGTGCAGTGCAAAGCAATATTCACTATGGGTCTGGTGCCTGTGCACGCGCACAGCAATGAGATCTGTGCTCCATGCTCTGACATTGGCACTGCACCATTCTGCAACATCTGGGTTCAGAGTCAGAAAACTCACAATTGTGTTTTCAATTGCCCAGGTGAGATCTCTGACATGATCAATCCGCATTGTGCCCAATGGGACGGAAGGCTCACTGGCCTGCCACACACTATGCATCCAATGCAATCCAAGCCTTGCGGGCATCTGCACCCCGGGGATCAAAGATCAACCTCAGTGCATCGCCAAGACCACCATCGTCTGTGATTGGTATCAGCTTGGGCTTAACCAGACTATGCCGCCAATCTGCTTCCTCCAACGAACCCAGACCCTTGGCGCGTGTGGGCTTGGGAGCGCCCTTCCAGTCCTTGGCATCATAGGTGTGATAGTCATCAGCATACCAGTAGTGGCGGTTCTTGCCCTTTTCCTGGATGATGAACGGTGTCTGCAGCGCCGAGAAGAATGTGGGTAATTTTGGGTCAAACAGCTCTGGCCAATGAAGATAGAAGAAGTTGACCAGCAGCGCAGTGATGTTGGCACCGTCTGGATCTTGGTCAGCTGCCAGCCATACCTGTCCATAACGCAAGTCGCCGCGTTCAGCACGCTGTCCCAGCGCACAGCCAATGCTGGTCATGAGATCCATGAGGATCTGGTTGTCTAACAGTGCTTTGGGTGCTTCGCCTCTGACGTTGAGGATCTTGCCGCGCAGTGGCAGTGCACCATGCACTTCTGGATCGCGCACAGCACTGACCATGGTCTTGGCACTGTCACCTTCTGTGATCAGCAGAATGCACTTGCTGCGGTCCTTGCCATTGGCATCCAACAGCTTGGGCACCTTGGTGCGCATCATCTTGCGGGCCTGTTTGGCCAGTTCGGCATCGTCTTTTTTCTGCGTGCGAGCTGCGCAGCGAGCGTAGATTTGGTCAATCCATGGCTTGTGGTTTTTGATCACAGTTTTCAGCGTGGCATCATCTTCCAGCACGGTTTTGATGTAGCTGTCCACATCATCATTGATCAGCCGAGTCTTGCTTTGGCTGTCAAAATTTGGTGCATGCATCACAGTGACATTGTAGATCAACAGCCCATCTGCTATGTCTGAACGATTGGGCACCAGGCCTCGGCGCTTGCTTTCTCGTTCCAATGCACGGATCAGCCCACCATAGAACAGTCGCTTGAATGTGTCAATGTGCTGGCCACCATTGAATGCAGGAATGTCGTTCACTGTGGTGTGTAGATACTCGCCCTCTGCAGCAAAGTTTGGCACGAGGTAGAATGTGCTCTTGAAGTTGCTGTGCTGAATGTCAATGGGTATAGTCACTCGCCCATCAAACAATGTCTTGGCCACTGTGGGCTTAACTGTGATGCGTTGCTTGTTGAAAGTGAAGCGGATTTTTGGATGATTTGCCGCAATTTCCATCATGCGTGCCTTGACAAAGGCCAAGGGCAACACAGCTTTCTTGAACACAGTCTTGCTGAGCCTGAAGGTCACAGTGGTGCCGGTCTTGCCTGTGTGGGGGACGATCACAGGATCGCGCACATCCAATTCAGGAAAGGTTTCGCTGCCCTCACGAAAGGTCTGCTGAAAGCGCTGGCCATCTCTGATGATGTCCACGCTGAACTGTTCGCTGCAGCTGACCACAGTGCTGGCACCAATGCCATTGGTTCCACGCACCTCCTGCCTGGCACCAAAGTTGCGTCCAGCACGAGCCTGTGTGAGAGCCAAGGTGGCCTTGTGCATGCCCTCGGCATCATCCCAGTCTATGGGAATGCCTCGCCCGTCGTCGCTGACTGAGAAACGCAGCTCCTTGGGATCATAGGTCACATCAATGGCACTGCCCTGAGCATGACCAATGACTTCATCCAAGGCATTGTCTAGAATTTCGCGAAATGCACAGTAGACCGCTGGAGTCCAAGTCACTTCCACGGGACTCAGCGCTTGGCCGTCCCAGTTGACTATGGTCTGAGTGTGTGGACTGCGACTGCCCAGATACATCTCCGTGCGCAGACGATGATGCGCGTAGTCAGTCAGTCTGGTGATTTCGTTGGATTGGTTTTGCATCAGCTAGTTATAGCACAATGACCGGACCTGCACAAGACCCTATTTCAACACTGCCACCTGCATGGCTTCAGCTGCGTAGTGCTGCCAATAGTCGCCCACGGGCGGGGTGATCTGCAGCTGTTCACAGAGATCCAACACATGAACCACGTTCCATTCTGCACCATGGCGCTGAGCAGCAGCCATAATCTGGCGATTTTGATGTGCGATGTGCCATGCCATGTTGTCCAGATCTTCATACCAGTGATAGCGAGGATAGCCACAGCGAAACTCACCACACTGCACCCAGTGACCCAGACAGGCATCATCTGCCCGCTGTGTCAAAACCACTGGACAGCTGGGCCAATTGCTGCGCAAGAAATCGATCTGTGCTGTAAACATGTGGCTTTTGATCAATCGCACACCACCCTGTGCAGTGGCAGTCCAAGGTCGGTCGAATTCTGCTTCGCACAGGCCCACACTGTGTTGATCCAGCTGATCAAACCACTGACCAAACTCCATGCCAGGACCCCAGTGTGCACCAACATGCACACAGCTCTGCACAGTGTGATGTGCACTGTGCCATTCGCGATGCGGGCTGTGATCGCCACGATCCACATCTGGGCTGTGATAGATGTTCTTGACCAAACTGCCCAGCTTGCTGCCTGGTGCACCTGTGACAAAGATGTATTTTCCCATGCAATCTCCTCAGTGCTGTGCAAAGCATAACTCATCAAGCACAGCAATGCAATCTGATGCGCTGACACATACCAATGACGGGTAGCAGTGTCAAAAAGAAAGGGCAGTGGCCTGCCCTTTCTCTGATCCGTTATGTTGCCAAGTGGATCAAACTTCGGAATAGTCACGCTGCTAGCAGCATGTCTCCAAATGCAATGTTGTCATTGGCATTTCTAGTGTTGAACTGATGGTGGGTCGTGTCTTACCCGATACCTAAAGTTGGCCTTCATGCTGCCAATCGATCCCTTTCGGGCCCCTAAATGGTGGACCCGGGGGTATTGAAACCCCGTCTTGTTCAGCTCATTTGCCGTCCGTCAAACAGTATCACTGCTATGTATATGGATTTTTGCTATTCTGTCAACCTCATGTCTGGCCGTGGCACACAGAGCACCACAGAATCCCAGACCCTGTGCTGCATTGTGATACAGTGGGGCCCAGTAGCTCCATTTGCGATTGCCACTGGCAAATTCATGACACAGTGCAGTGGTTGGTTGGCCGCAGTGGCTGCAGGCCTGTCCCTGCAGCCACTGCATGATCACAGTGTTCACAACACCAGACTGCTGCCTGATGACGGCATCAGCAGGCCAGTGGTGTTGCTGAGATAGGTGTTTTTCACACTGTCCTCAGTGGGTGTGATGGTCAGCACGTTGTGCAGTGCAATCTTCAGCTTGGCATCAGGATGACCTGTGAGCACAAAACCCGGCATCATCTGCAGACCCACGCGATTGGTCTGCGGATCCATGCTGATCTGTACCAACAGAGGCCTGCTGATGGTGATGTGACCATCAGCAGCATCTGTGATTTTGGCTATGATTTCCTCACCGCTGCACAGTTTCAGAGTGCAGACATCGCCCACTGACCACAACTTTTCCAATAGCATTGATTTCACTCCTGTTATTTCACAGTGTAGCCGCAGTAATGCTGTAACACAACCTCAGCGAGTTTTCACAATGCTGCCGTTTTGCAGATTGCCAAGTATGGGCTTGTCAAATTCTGCAGGTACTGTCCAGTGCCGGCCAATGTAGGTTATGGAGCCGAACGTGTTGAGGAAGTTGATCTGTGTGACATCGCTGCCTTGGTTGCCACCTATGAGGTTCACTCGTCCACTTGAGGGATCTGCTCCTCTGATAAATGCCACATGGTGTCCACCAGCTCCATTGATCACACAGACATCGTTTCTACGCCAGGTGTTGGGCTGAGTCAAAGACAGAGCCGTGGCTCCGGTTTTGGCACTCCACTGGCTGCGATAGGCATCTGCCTGCAGCGTCTGTAACGCTGCCACACCTGCTCCCTGCAGCATGGTGCCTGCAAATGCCGCACACCATGCAGTGGCATCCCCAGCACCCAGTCTCTGTGCTTCCTGCACTCCCACACTCTTCTGATAGCATTGCAGGATGTTGGGATTGCCAGGTGTGCCTCTGCGATGCCATTTGCCAGCCAGTGCTTCTTGCAGCACTTGGTTCAGCAGATTTTCCAACCTAGCAAAGGGTGTGTCTCCAGTAGCAGTGGGTATGCCTGACAGCACATCAGGATTGCCAGCTAGATCGTTGGGATCCGAGGTGTTGGTACCTGGAGGTGATCCCTGTGCCTGTGCCGAAAGAGCTCCTTGTGGTCCTCCGCCCAGGCCCACGCTTTCCAACTGTCCGGGATTGGCATTGGCTGCTGCCACGCTGGCATTGTAGTTGTTGATCTGCTCGGGATTTCCTGCATAATTCTGCACAGGCGGTGGTGTGGGGATAGCCAGCTGGCTCAGCACGCTGTCTCCGTACACAGGCGCATTCCATGTGGCAGCCTGCACACGGTTGATGTAGACATTGGTACTGCTGTATACGTCAACCACACCTGGATAGTTGGATCGTCTCTGAGGTGCACCGTCTGGTATATAGGGCATGTGCTTACTCTGCTGACAGATGTGCGACCAAATGGTCATAGCCGCCGATGTGCGTGCCATGCAACCAGATCTGCGGCACAGTTTTGGCATCTGGATAGGCACTCAACAGCTGTTCTCGAGTGCAGAGCTGCTGATTGGGTTTGAGCTTGAGGCTCTGTGGGTCAGCCACACCTATGATCAGTTCTTGGTACACAATGCCTCGACTATCCATCAGTGCCTTGGCGCGAGTGCAATAGGGACAGTGGGTTTTGGTATAAATCACAGCAGACATTTGAATTCTCCTCGTTACTTATTGGCATGTGACACATGACACAGCGAACCATCTGCAGTGTGACTGATCCAAACTGCATGATCTGGTATGGGCCAGCCGGCCTGCTGGTAGTGCCATGCCCAGCGTGTGACATATACCACAGTGGGATCTTGACTGCGCACCAGGCCAAGGCCGCTGTGCAACACAGCAGCACTGAAGTGCCTGTCACTCCACAGACGCTGGCTAGGTTCAGTGATCCAAGCTGTCAGCAGATGTAGGCAGCGACGTGTGATGAACCAGCTGTTGGTATCCACCATGTTGATGCCATTGCTTTCTATGTGGTCCACGTACATCTCACGGTCATCTTCGCTGTGTATCACTCGCGTGGCTATCACAGCATCGGCACTGCTGTGATTCAGCACTGCTATCATGTGCTGCACATGATTCAGTCGCAGATAGCAGTCAGCATCCAAAAAACCCACTGCATCATAGCCTTGGCTAAATGCACTGATGGCACCCAGTGCCCGAGGCGTGGCGCCAGCATCAGCATGTGACAGGGGCAGGCAGTAGTGATCCAGATCACGATGGTTCAGCACAGGGTGCGGACTGCCATCGCTGATCATCAGATGCCGCACGTTGCTGTGGGTCTGATCACGCACACTGTCGCAGCAGCGTCGCAACACATCAGCAGATTCTCTGTGATAGGGTGTGACTATGGCCACACGCATCAGAGGCTGAACCCTTTGAAGCTGTCGGTGCCAACATCCTGCTTGGTACCGCCTATGACATAGCTGCTGAGCTGGACTTCTTGAGGTGCCACCTGCACTTCTGATCCAGCAATCCATTTGTGAGTCCAGGGCAAGGGATTGGCGCCACTCTTGTATTTGGTAGGCAGACCCACTGCAGTCATGCGCTTGTGGGCAATCCATTCCACATAATCGCACAACAGCGAATAGTTCAGCCCAATCATACTGCCATCTTTGAACAGATACTTGGCCCAGCGTTTCTCTTGGCTCACAGCATCCTCATACATCTTCACTGCTTCGGCCTGGCATTCTTTCTCGATCTGGGCGTAGTCGGGGTCATCCCTGGGCAACAGCTTGAGTAGGGCCTGTGTGCCAGCCAAGTGCAGATTCTCATCGCGTGCGATGAACTTGATGATTTTGGCATTGCCTTCCATCTTCTTGACCTCAGCAAAAGCCCAGCTGCAGGCAAAGCTCACATAGAATCGCACACCTTCCAGGATGTTCACGCTCATGAGACAGAGCCAGATCAACTGCTTGTGCCTGTGGGCATCGTAGTCGCTGGCACTCACCGCCAACTTGTTGTTCATGGCAATGAGTTCATCATAGACCCGGCTGATGTCACCTGCACAATCCACAATCTCAGCAATGTCCATCATCTCATCAAAGATTCGACTGGGGTTGGGATAGATGTTGCGTATGATGTGAGTGTAGCTGCGACTGTGTATGGTTTCGCTAAAGGTCCAGGTGGTGATCCAAGTCTCTAGTTCTGGTAGGCTGCACACAGGGCCAAATGCCACTGCTGGTGCACGGCCCTGCACGCTGTCCAACAGTATCTGACGTTTGAGATTGCTGGTGAAGATGTGTTGCTCATGTTCTGTGAGATCTTTGAAATCCTTGCTGTCACGGAAGATATCAACTTCCTGGGGCTGCCAAAAGAATCCCAGCTGCCGCTCTGTGAGTTTTTCAAACTGTTTGTATTTCACAGTGTCATAGCGTTGTATATTGGCACCTCCGTTGGTGTCCAGGAAGGCCAGATGCTTGGTATGATCAGAATGATTATTGGAATCAAATACTGTGCTCATTGTGTGTCTCACGGGGTTGGAGTTGATTATGCTGTGAGGTCAACTCAATGTCAAAGCACACAGCTGTCGCAGTCGGCTTGCGAATCTGATGACTCGTCAGATTCAGAGTCAGCAACTGCCAGATCGTCAGCATCGGCCATGAATCGTTTGATCTGTATTTCACCTTGGTTGTCTTTGGTGTTGAAATAGTACAGAGTTTTGCCACCCAGCTTGTAGTGCAACAGCAGATGCTGCAGCAACACACTCATGGGAATCTGCTCATCTGCGTAGAACTGGGGATTGTAGCTGGTGTTGACACTGATGGCCTGATCAATGTATTTCTGCAAGACTGCAGCTATCTTGATATAGCCTTCCGGGCTGTGCTGATCCCACAGCAGCTCATAGCGCTTGCGCAATTTGCGGTATTCTGGGACCACTTGTTTGAGTATACCATGCTTGCTTTGTTTGATGCTGACAAAACTGCGAGGCGGTTCGATACCATTGGTGGCATTGGCAATCTGGGCAGAGGTGTTATGGCTAACACATCCATTAGATAACCGGTATGTTTCGTTTGATGTGCTAACGTCCCAGGTATGCTCAATTCCAACTGCTCGTGTAATTCTTTTAATCTTCATTGTACAATTCCTTTTCGGTTATCTCACATTTGCCTTGTTTAACCACATTTTCTTTCCACGGTATCATCCTTAAATTTCGTATTGATCCTATTAACTCTGGAGGAACACCATTGATGTATCCCTGGCTTATAGAATAATTATGATCTAAGTGATAACCGGCGTCTACTCCTGCTAATGCTCTTTTATCATAATTTTCCAATGACAACAAGTCGTTCGCATTTGTATAGCGCCAAACTTCTTTTCGATATAGTGCATAATCCGACATGTCTTTTAATGGAACCCATAAATTTTTAGATTCAAAGGTTTTTCTAGTTTTTTCTATCCTCTTATTGAACTCGTCATCGCCTAGTGCAGATCTAGAACAATGCCCTCTTGTTGTTTTGATTTGTTGAGATATCTCGTCTGATGTCATCGGCGTTGTATTTTGCAAATGCGTTCGATAACTGTCAATTCCTATTTTTTTATCGTGTATAGCACGTATCTGTTTTTTAGCGTAATCTAATGATTTTCCACGTTTAATATAATAGTCTATATGCAATGGACTAGTTTCGTATTGATATTGTAATGCAAGTTCTCTGGCTTCCTCGTGAATATATCCCTTACGAATATAGTATTCAACTGAAAATTTCGATTGAGATTTACCATTTTTAGCAGCTGCTTCCCAACCTTTTTTCAGAGAGTTGTTGAACCATTCCTCATATTTCATCTTACCAACATCATTTCCGTGTCGTTTAATAAAGTTATCTAATGATGTTGCCTTGTTAGCTTTATATGCCTTGATATATTCAATAGCAGCATCATATGAACACCCTTCCCTCACCATAATATAGTTTGGATCATAGGGGCTAGGTCTATTGTTTATTTTTTTACCCTTGTTTACGGCATTCCTAGCCTTCATCTTGGATATTATTTGCAGCGCATCTTCATACGAGCATTTGTCTCTCTTCATTATGTAACTTGGATCGTATGGGTTGGATTTCATGTAAACCTCGGCATTGATGCATAGTTCATGACTATTTATCGTCTACGGCATCAATGCCACAATATCATCATCCTCTGTTAGGTCTCGGACCTCTACCCATATTTGTTTACCAGACCTAGAAACTAATAATTTATGATTTTCGGTAAACTTGTAGATGTTACCATCTTCAAATTCTATCTCAGTCATAGGCTGCGGGCCATTATAATAGCATTCATATGCAGTTATATTTCCGCTTAGTTCAATTGGTTTATCAAAGCTATATCGCTGACCTGGCATAACATTATCATGTACAGCGTCTATGTCAATGCCGCCTAGATCTTGTATAAGTTCAGCAAGTGATATAATGCTTCCATCTGCTAATTGCATTTCATTATTAAGAGATTGACATTCAGCAGGCATTATGGCCATGAGTGTGCTGTTGCGAATGCCATGCTGTTTCAGCTCTTGGCGCAGTGTTGCCCAGGGCATGCGTTCCACATGCGGAACCAACTCGTCAATGTCGCGCTTGCGAGTGTCAATGGGCACGATGCCCAGCGAGTACTTGGTCTCATGGTTCTTGAGGCAACTGCCTTTCTCACGAGCCAGATCCACTGATGCTTTGATCAGCCAGTAGCTCATGGCCTCCATGTACTCATCAACCAAGGGCAGAGCCGCAGGATCTGTGTAGCTCACGCGATTTTTGGCCAGCCAATAGGCAAAGTTGATGATGCCTATGCCCAGGGGTCGGCGATTCATGGTGCTGAGCTGTGCGGCTTTCACTGGATAGCTTTGGTAATCCAAGAGATTGTCCAGGGCCATGACAGCCAATCTGCAGGGTCGTTCAAAGTCTGCAGGACTCTTGATGTTGCCCCAGTTGATGGCACTGAGTGTGCAGAGGCTGATTTCACCATCTGGGTCATTGAGATCATTCAGTGGTTTGGTTGGCAAAGAAATCTCTGAGCACAAATTCGACTGACGAATGGGAGCCAGACTCTCGATAAAACTGCCATGTTGGTTGGTGTTGTCCACATTCTGTAGGTAGATGCGCCCTGTGTCCTTGCGTTCCTGCATGAAACTGCTGAACAGCTCCAGGGCCTTCACAGTTTTCTTGCGAATGCGCTTGTTGCGCTCTGCTGCTTCGTACAGTGAGCGAAAGCGATCCTGATCGCTGAAGAATGCATCATACAGACCGGGCACGTCGCTGGGACTGAACAGAGTGATGTCTGCACCTTGGATCAGTCGTTCGTAGAACAGCTTGCTGAACTGCACACCATAGTCCATGTGACGCACACGGTTGTCTTCTGTGCCACGATTGTTCTTCAGAACCAATAGATCTTCAACTTCCAAATGCCAAATGGGGAAATACACTGTGGCTGCACCGTTGCGCACCCCGCCCTGGCTGCAGCTGCGAGTGGCAGCTTGGAACAGCTTGAAGAACGGTATCACGCCAGTGTGGCTGGCATCGCCATTGCGTATGGGACTGCCCATGGCACGTATGCTGCCTGCACCAATGCCAATGCCAGCCTTCTGGCTGACATATTTCACTATGGCACTGGCTGTGGCATTGATGCTGTCCAAGCTGTCGCCTGCTTCAATCACCACACAGGAACTGAACTGCCGCTGAGGAGTGCGAACTCCGGCCATGATGGGTGTGGGCAGGCTGATGTCATGCCGGCTGATGGCATCGTAGTATTCACGAATCACAGACAGGCGTGTGGCAGGATTGTGATTGATAAACAGTGTGGCTGCTATCAAGGCATAGGCCATCTGTGGTGTTTCTTTGATCTCACCAGTCACACGATTCTGCACCAGATATTTGCCGCGCAGCTGTTCCATGGCCACATAGGTCAGAGCATTGTCGCGATCGTGATCAATAAAGCCATTGATTTCATCCCACTCGGCAGCAGTGTAGCACTGCAGCAGCTGGGGATCATAGAATCCATCGTTGATGTTTTTGACCAACAGATCCCTGATGTGCCAAGGCACAAAGTCGCCATAGACAACCTTGCGCAGATGATAATTGACCAAACGTCCGGCCACATACTGATAATTTGGCGACTCTTCACTGATGAGATCAGCTGCTGCTTTGATCAGAGTTTCCTGCACAGCAGTGGTCTTGATGTTTTGATAGAACTGGATTTGGCTTTTGATCTCAACTTCACTGGCGCTCACACCAGTGATGCCTTCTGTGGCCCAAAACACCACCTTGTGCATTTTTTCTATGTCCAAAGGCTCGCGAGTGCCGTCGCGTTTGGTCACTAGGATGTCTGTTTTGCTTGCCATGGCCATGATTCTCTCGCTTTCTACCTCAGATTGTAACGCAGTTGATTGTGTTCAGCAACAGGTGTATTTACGCAATGTCAGATGCCGCAGTTCCTAGGTGAAACCGTTGGAAAACTGGCAAAAATCACAGGTCTGAGGTGGTGCAGTCCGCCGCCGCAAGCAATCAAAAAACTCAGCACTAGACCGTTGAAAACACATCGTCAATCTCTGGATTCCACACGGGTTAAACTGCCAGCAGACCCTTGCTGGTGTCTAGAAATCTGCGCTTATGCATATCATAGACGTAGCTATGCATGCAGACTATGTCTTGAATATCTGTGATGTGTGTGGGTCCCTGTCTGTCATGATTCAAAACCCATTGATTGTCCACTACCAATACCAGTCTTTCCCAAGACTCTGTGCGATTTCTCAGCAACAGCAGCTGCAGACGATCAGCAGTCCACACAGCATCATCACTCAGCAGCAGCGTCCAGCACATGCCCAAGGCAGTGGTGTTTCTGTCCATGTTGCCACAGTCCAGCAGCAGCCAAGGATCTGGCCAACTTGCTGGGTCTAGATTATTGAGACTGGCATTGCCAATAGGCACTTGATTCCACCAATCTACTACCATCTGCAGCACCTGCTCTGCGGGCCTATCAGTGGCAATATCGTGTCTCAGCGCTCGCCACTGACGTTGCAGCTGTTGACTAGTCGGTACCAATACAGTGTGCACTGATCAGCTCTGCCAAATGCTGTAGATATAGCTCATGGTGCCACTTGTGGCATTGCCACTGCTGCTGGTGTAGAGCAGTTGTAGGTTGGTGCCAGACACCGCGACATCAAAATTCAATACCAATACACTGTTGAGCTGGGTGTTGGTATCAGATACTGCAGCTGTGTGACCATCGCTGATTATCTGCAGCTGCCCTGTGCGTCTATAGGTGCCAAACGTGATGCTGTACTGCAGCTGTATGCTGACACTGGTCAGACCTGCCACTGACCAAACTATACCAGTTTGACCATTGACAGTGTTGTGTTGCAGAGTGGCAGTCAACATGCTGGGGCGTGCCACAGTGAACCCAGCCTGCTGTTGGTCTAGGATCAAACAGGTCGCGGGATTGCCGTTGTATATGCGTTGCAAATTGCCTGTGGAGAAGGTATCACCAATGCTAGATGCTGTGACACCAGCTGTCCAATAGATCACAGGCACTGCTGCAGCCTCTCCCACAACGTTGAAAGTATTGCCCAGACTGGTCATGCGTTTGGTGGTATTGACATAAATACCATAAGCACTTACGCTGTCAAACACACATTGAGAAATCTGTGTGTACAGAGGGCCGGCGTCGCCTCCTTGTAGATTCACACCAATGTAGCTGTTGCTGATCTGCGACAGCTGAATCAGCAGTCGCGACACAGGATCGCTGCACTGTATGCCATAGCTCACAGAGGTCACTAGGCAGTCTCGTATCACTATGTCTCTGGTGACCACTGCTGTGCCCAGCGACTGTACTAGCACTGCACCTTTGTATGTCAGGGGATCAGCCAAGCTGTTCCATGCTCCTACCAGCCGACAAAATTGGATCAATACTCGCTGACATCTCTGTAGCAACACCACATCGTGCAGGTGATCAGCACTGCCGTCTATGGTCATGGACAACACCGATATACCAATAGGCAGTATGGCGCCGTTGGTACCAATATTGGCATCAGTTTGTCCCAGACTGTCTGCAGTTCTAAACACCGGACCACTGGCACCAGGAGCCAGACTCACACTGGTGTTGTATACACCCTCTCCCTGTAGTGTTATATAGGGATACAGCAAGATACTTTCTGATACCAGATATTTGCCTGCAGGAAAATGTATGGTGTTGCGGCTGCTCAACGGGCTGGCAGGCGCTTCGGATATCCTAGCCCATTCATCGGCAATGGCCTGCTGTATGGCAGCAGTGTCATCTGTCAGACCATCGCCCACTGCTCCGTAGTCCAGCACACTGAGGCTGTCATCCAGTATGTTGCCAATGGGTCTAGGTGTGGTACCCGAGGCATTGACTCCAGAAAACCCCATATAGGCATGAGTTATGATCTGATCATTTGGACTCCACTGTGAGAGTATCTGACTATTGCCGGTGTAGGTGTTGCCATTGCCTATAAACAGCTGACGAGTGTCCAAACACCATCCCAGTTCTCCTTCATAGAGATCTGCTGGTAGGTCTGAATACAGTCCTCTGCGCTGCTGTAGCCTGCTGATTGATACAATGGCCATCGTGAGATATTCTCCGGGTATACCGGATATTTATCGCAACCAGTTAAAGATTTCTGCTGAGGTCCCATTGATGTTTGTGATCCACGGCCTTTTTGAGATCAAACGCTATGCGATGTGCCCTATCACCAAAATTGATCTTAGAGCATTGTCCAAATAGGTAACTGTCAGGCGATTTGGCAGCTATGGCATCTGCTAGATTCTCTAGACTGCTGTTTAGATTGTTGGTCCCAAACTGAAGCATATTTTTCTTAAATAAGAATATATTGTTGACCCAAATACAATTAACACGATTAGGTTCAAGCTGATCCACCAGCTTTGCGTGTTCTGTAACTATGTTGATGCAATGATATCTGTGCTGAAGTCTTTGAAAAAGCTTCCAGTGTTTGTGAAAATTTTCTCTAGAACCAAAATATCCAATCATATCATTTTCTTGTCTATCGCTGCATTGCCTGATTGATTCATTGGCCTGTTTGTTGCCCCAGCAATATGTGCTGTTGCTATCGCAGTTACTGTCATAGGCCTGCATGAAATCATATAGATCATTGCCATCCCAATTTGCATGAATGTGTTGCCAAACTTTGATAGATCTGCTGTTGAAATCATAAGTTTCAATGGAGCATTCAGCCGGAGCGCCGCCCATATACCATTCGACGAATGATTTGAATCCACTGGCAGTGGTCCAAATGGTATCAGGTGTGATGTTTCTGTGATAGCCTTCTCGCCAAAGCGGTGATGTGTTGTATATGAAGACATCTGAAGAAGCATCTTGCAGGTTGAAACGCAGTCTATCAATAAAAGCCTGTTGTGATGAGTTGGCAAATGTTTCTATGTCAGCATCAGCATTTGATCTCAGAATTTTCACAGCATCGGCCAATTGTTGACCATTATCATCGGGGTAGACGTAAAGTTTAAGTTTACGGATATCAATTGGTAAATTCGTGATTTCAAAACCATTGGCCAATGACGCAGCTATTATGTTCCATCCAAATTTACGTTTATTAGTGAGCAATGCAGGTTGGTCGTTGGCTTTAATCCAAAGTGGTGTGTAATCATCGTGTATGTTTTCATGGCTTCGAGCATATGCAGGCAATAATTTGCTGCCATTTTTGGAGTATCCAATTTCAGGCCTGCCTAATATCTTCCAAAGCTGTAGATTTATGGCAAATGCCTGCTCATGTAAGCAAGGATACTCTGCAGATGCTTTCAACATGATATGGCCAGACACAAGCCAATTCTTACCACAGTGTTCTAGCCATAGGCTGTCTAACAGATAGCGTAGTCGCAGAGTTGTACCACTGGCATATATAACCGCATGGCTGCAGACTGTGTTGTCTGCCATGTAGGCTATCAGAGACATAAGATCGCTGTGCACGTATGGTCCTATGATGTTATCGAGTGACAGATCAATATCAATCAGAAGATCTCTCAAATCGGCTTGATACTGATCTCTGCGATTCCACAGAGCATAGCCAATCTTTATCTCAGTCATGTGTCTTTTCCATGGCAGCAAAACTATCAAACAGATAGCTTTTCCACACATCGCTGCAAATTCCATGCACTATGATATGATATCTGTCCTCATCACTGCCATTGAACACTGCATGCATGTTACCCACTGCCAGCATGTTTGCCGATCCAGCACTGAATGGTATAGTGCCCCAATTCTGCATCACAAAATCACAACCTCTTGGATTATTCAGTGCTATATTTATGGGAGATAGACGCTGGTAGTCAACATCTGCATGGGGAAGTATGTACCCACCGGGCTCTAGTAGCATGAATCTCACGCGATCGTAAGATTCATATCCAAACATATCTCGAAAAAATTGTGTAGTGACAGGACAGAATCGACTGATGTCAGTCCAGCAATAACCAGCAGATACTCTGTCTATAAAACCATATCTATCATGGTTTTCAGTATGTACACTGCTGATTCCATGCAAACAGAGGCTTCTCCATCCTTGGTGACGACCACCTGATCGATGATAAACATAGTAATCTTTGAGCGCAGCAGCTTCAATCAACATCTCTTTGTACGGAATATCAAATGGCAGCTGCAATGGCAAATAGCCTAAAGATGCACGAATATTGTCTGACGTTTTATTTTCTATGACGGGCAGCGCGAATTTATGGTTTTGCCATTGGTTGAAAAAATCGTCCAGTTGCTGATATACCATGTGATCGCTCCAAAGTTACCTTACATGATATGATCAGAACACAAATCGCTCATAATAGTCTGCTACCTTTTGGCTCCATAGCATGGTGCTTTCTTCAAATTCAGCGCCTTCCCAGACAAACTTTTGGAACTCGCATTCTCGGCTGCACATCAGCACAACCGTGGTTTTGATGTCTGTACCATAGATATTGTTATGTGCCATAGCATAGGCTGCCAGCTGCAGGCGATAATCTTCCACCCACTCCCTTTTTTTAGGTTTGATAGTGGTCTTGAAATCTATGATAGCAGGGCGGCCCATATACATGCCAACCAAATCAGTGGTGCCGGCCCAGAGGTTCTCATAATACAGATGGCTTTCCACACCCCAGACTTCATCCACGTCTATGAGGCCCTCGGCGATGATGGTGTTGGCCATGCGCTCGGCCATGACTCGCCCATAGTTGTTGCCTTTGGGTCTGGCTTGTCCCAGTATATAGGCTTCCAGATGTGCGTGCATGGTAGTGCCAAGACCAGCAGATTCTTCTGTGATCTGCTGGGCCTTGTGCTCACCAATGCGCTTTTTCCATGCCATGAGATGAGTCATGTCTTTGGTTCGTGACAGTATTGATGTCACTGATGGGATCTTGTTACCCAGATCATCCACATACACACGGCCCTGAGCACCTCCATCCTGTCTATCCAGTTTCTTGTATTGATAGATTGGATTGTGCTTGACCATGTTGTGCTCTTTCTATTACTGCCCTATTGTATTCTGTGTCAGGGCATCTGTCTAGCTAGGTTTGGATGATGTGCAGCAGTCATCATGTCTGCGTAACGCTCTGCCACCGTGGCTGCATGTGACTGGTCATTCAATTTGCGTATGTTCAGCAGTGCTTTGATCACATCGGGTTTCTCAGGCAGTGCACAGATCTCAGCTTCGGTCAGTGACTGAGATCTGGCAATCAAAGCCTGCACATGCGGTTTCTTGCTTTTCAACAGCAGCACTTCTGGCCCATGTAGAGTGCTGCGCATGCTACCACTTGACATTCCACTGGAAGGTTCTGTTGGTGTTGGGATTGGTCTGCTGCTGTATTGTGTAGCCCAGATTGGTAAAATAGTTGAGTATGGTGCCCATCTGGTCAGCATAGGGCCTGGTCTGGTTGGGGTCCAAGGCATTGCCTCCCTGCCATACTTGAAAATAGTCATAGCTGGCGGGATAGCCCAGCACTATCATGGTGCCCGAACCATAGCCAATACCAGCTGTGGCAGTGGCAGCATTGCCGCTGGCCAACTGAGGTGCACTGATGTTTATGGTGGGTGCTGAGGTATAGCCCTGTCCCTGACTGGTGATATTCACTGCGGCTAGACTGCGGCCTATCAGCACATTGGTGCTGGGCTGGGTTGGCACAGTGGATTCGCCTGCACCTGCTATGACATTGACCTGAGGCGCACTGCTGTAGTCTGCACCGGCATTGGTAACCACTATCTGCTGTATGCCGGTGCTGTAGAGGTTCACATTGCCAGTGGCTGCGCCATCTATGGCCACAATGGGTATGCTGGTATAGTTGCTGCCAAGATTGGTCAGTGTGAGACTGGCCACACTGGTAGCAGTGAGTTGCGCGTTGGCCTCTGCACCCTGTCCATCGCCATATATGGTCACAGCTGGTGGTTGCACATAACCATGGCCACCAGCTGTGACCACTATGTTGTTGATGCTGCCGCCACTGATCACTGCAGTGGCCTCGGCCCCAAATCCATATTCACTGACAAACACCACGCTGGCCGTGGTATAGCCGCTGCCGCTGTTGCTGACATTGACAAACTGCACACTGGTGGCTGTGAGATTGCTGACTGCTGTGGCCCCGCTGCCGCTGGTCAGTGTGATCACAGGAGTTTGGTCATAGCCCATGCCTGGACTGGTAACCACAACATTGCTCACACTGCTGCCATCCAACAGCGCATATGCTGTGGCGCCCACACCAATGCCATCTGGCGGTGTGACAATCACCGTGGGCGCAGCTGTGTAACCGCTGCCACCTGAGGTCAACTGCACTGCATTGAGGCCAGCTGTGAGATTGAAAGCTGCAGCCTGTCCCCTACCCCCAAAGGCAGCATTGCCCTGCATGGCTGGCAACACAGTATACAAGCCGCCTGTCAGCAGAGTCCAATTCACTATGCTGCCTGCACCATCTACCACATTGACCACCAGGGTGGCACTGGCAGATCCCGTGCCACCGCTGACTGTGAGGATATCGCCCACAACATATTGACTGCCTGCACCACCTGTGGTCAGTGTGGCAGTGAGAATGCTCATGTGTACCGTGCCCACTGTGGCACCACTGCCCGATGCAGTGATGGACACAGCAGGTGGTGTGGTATAGCTAAGGCCGCCATTGTTCAGCAGACCAATGGTTCCCACAGCAGTGGGCTGTAGATAGGCCACTGCTGTGGCACCCCCGCCAGAAGTAATGGCAATGGTGGGCTGAGCCATGTAGCCCATGCCTGCAGCACTCATGCCGATGGTGTTGACTGATCCTGCTGACAGACTCACATAGGCCTGTGCACCAGTGCCTCCACCTCCGCTGATGGCTACCAAAGGAGGTGCTGTGTACTGTCCGCCACCATTGGCCAAAGCTATGCTGCCTATGCCCATGCTGAGATCCAAAGTGCAGCCGTTGCCACCTCCGGGACTCACACTGGTGGCCACATTGCCCAGACTGGGCAGCGTGGCATAGAGCCCGGGTCGGCTAATGGCCACTGCCAGCACAGAGCCATTGCTGTCTATGCCTGTGATGGTGCACTGTGTGGCAGATCCACTGCCTCCCAGCACTGTGAGTGTGGCACCCTGTGTGTAGTTGATGCCACGCTGATTGACCAATGCCGTCACTGCCACAAAACTGGCTAGACCAGCAGCTGCGCCACTGCCTTGGCTAGAGATCTCAACTGATGGCGGATAGTGATAGCCGCTGCCGTGGCTGCCAACCACAATGTAGTTCACACTGCCATAGGCAGCCAACACAGCCTGCGCTGTGCCAGCCACTGCGGCATTGCCACCGCTGACAGTCACAGCCGGCGTACTGGTGTAGCCATTGCCAGGATTGGTCAGTGTGATGCTGTTGAGACCATTGCTCAGCATGATGTTGATCGGACGAGCTGCCAATGCAGCCGGCTTGCTCACAGCCAAACGTATGTTATCGGCATCTACAAATATCACATAATACAGTGTGGCCAATTTCAGCGGACTGGGCAGTGCTCCTGTGCTGTTGACAAACACCGCATCACCGTTGTTCCATGGATGATTTAGCACAGTGAACGTGCTGGTCACATCGTTGATACTGCTGACCTGTTCGCTGACACCTTGGTTTTGTGTCATCACAGTGCCGCCATTGATCAGTGCACTGTAATATCCAGTGCGCACAGCTTCCAATATGGCACTGCTGATTTCTGTGCTTTCGTCAAAGATCACACGTTCGCGTATGGGATTCTGTCTGGCATCAGCAGCTGTAATGAACACAGTGCTGGCTGTGGTGCCACCATTAACTGCCATTTTTTATGCCTTTCTTGGCGGCCTTGTGAGCCATCTTGTCCACTTTTTCTTGGCTTTTGTGTGACTCGGCATCGCTGATTTCTCCGCTATTCAGCTGATCCTGTTGCAGTTCCACACGATCAGGCAGGATCCTTGCCACACCACTTTTGCTTTTCAAGCTATCCATGACCCAGCGTGTGTTGGCATCAAATCCTATGTTGTGCAAAGTGGTGAGAATTTCCTTCATAGGGATGTTGGCCTCATCCTTGCTGCGATAGGCACTGACCAGATCCATGAGGCTGTTCTCAGCTTCTTCTTGGCTGATGGGCAGGTTTTGTATTTCTCTATAACGCATGTGCTGTGTGACCGTTAGCGTCGCACAGCAGCGTCTAGATGCTTGGGATTGATCAGATCAACTTTCAGTCCATCGTTGGCACGCAGCTGTACCCAGTAGTCTCTGGCCTTTTGATCTTCAAAGAACTGGCTGCATCTTTTTCCCTGTGATTCATACATCACTCCCCAAGGCTTCTGAGCCCTGGCTGCGGCAAAACGAGCAGCACGACGCTCTTCCTTGATTGCAGTCAACAGCTTGCTCCTGCTGTCAGCTTCCAGAACCCGAATCTGCTGCGTGAGATTATGTTGCATACCACGGATCTCACGGATCTTGTTTTGCAGTAGATCGCCTTCCAGTCCCTGACCAGATAGCAGCAGGTCCTTGGTGCTGCCTTCTGACACCTGTTGTGCAAATGACTTGCGATGCGCAGCTAGGCTGCGCTCATATTGACGCTGACCGCGCTGAGCCTGCTCCAGCAGTCCCTTGAGTCTCTTGACACTTTCATCAGTGCCCTCAATGCTGGCTCCAATTTCATGTGCACGAGTTATGATCTTTTTGGGCAGATCATGTGCTGGCTTTTTGGGATCAAGTCCTGCTTCTTTCTTGGCCTGATACATGCCAATTGCATAGGGACTCTTGTTTTTTCTAACAGCCTCCATGGCTGGCTTTGACTTCACTGGGTTGCCGCGCACGTCTACCTGTGTGACTGTGGTCTTGCCTTTGATCTTGTCTGTGGGCTTGGCCGCTGCCATGGGATTGCCGCGCACATCTACCTGTGTGACTGTGGTCTTGCCTTTGATCTTGTCTGTGGGCTTGGCCGCTGCTATGGG